ATCTATCGATTTAGATTCTCAGGAAGAGAATCAACGATTCGCTAAACTTGCTTATAGTCATGGTTATGCAACCATTGATTTCAAAGCAGCTAGTGATTCAATATCGATTGCAATAGTTAAAGAGCTATTGCCACCTGATTGGCTTGAACTGCTCGAAGTTTGCAGAAGCTCACAATACTCTATTAAGGGACGAGAATTTACGTTCAATAAATGGAGTAGCATGGGTAACGGCTATACTTTTGAGCTCGAGTCCTTGATATTCTGGGGACTTGCTTGCGCAACTATTGAGTATGCACAATTCGAAGTCGGTATGAAAAAACCGTATCAGGTGCGTGTCTATGGTGATGACGTTATTATGCCATCAGATTATGTACCGCTATTCAATGAAGTTTGTCAGTTTTGTGGTTTCACTATTAATTTAGAAAAATCATTTAGCGAGGGAAACTTCTATGAAAGTTGTGGTAAACATTATTTTGAAGGGTGTGATGTTACACCGATTTACCAAAAAGAGCAGATTACTGATATCAGTAGTCTTATTCGTCTTCATAACAGGATATACCGTTGGTTTGATCGACAAGGAACGATTTGTTTCGCTTCTAAAATTCTTTCATACCTTCGAGATTTTCTGTATGTCCCATATATAGGTCAATATTACTATAACCTTAATACGGAGACCGAGGAAGATTATGCGCTCATTATAGACCCAATTTTTGATCAAAGAAAATTAAAAAACTTTGGTTATAATTCGGATTTACAACGGTCGCGGCTTTTAAAATACGAACCTATAAATTACCATTTTTATTGGGTAAATGAGGTCGTAAGATACGCTATTTCTTTACGAAATTCTTTTGATGACGATACGAAAGTGTCCGTCCCATTAGAGTTCCGTCCGAAAGTTTATTACCCTCTTCGCGCCTACGGCTACAGCAATGTAGTCATAGACGATCTTAAAGAGTTTTTGTTACAGTTGGACCTGGCAGAGCCTTACACAGGCGATGTCGTTTTCAACACCAATAAAAACCTTCTTTATCGAGGCGTCGTCAACTGACGGTGGTAGATCGATTTGCCGAGGTGTCTTAGTCGGGCTGCGATAAGCAGCCTGATGTCAACTCTCTTGGCTGGTCCGGCGTTTGCCGGTAATCTCTTTGTGTTTGCGTCTGCACAAAG